ACCATTTGGTTTTTATAATGACGGAACAGAACCCGAGGTTCTCTATAACTTTTAGAGATTCTATTTTATATAAATACTATTATTGAACCAGATGGTTCTATTTGTAACAATAACATAATAAGGAATATCGATATGGCATATGCATTATCACCTGGAGTGACAACAGTAGAGAGAGACTTTACTTCTATTGTTCCTTCTGTAGCTTCATCAACTGGCGCATTTGCTGGTGCGTTTCAATGGGGTCCAGTTTTACAACCCATTCAAATATCTTCTGAGAATGATTTAGTAAACATTTTCGGCAAACCAAGTGTAGGCAACTTTGAATCGTTCTTTACTGCTGCAAACTTTTTATCATATACTGGTAGCTTATATGTTACTCGTCAAGATTCTGCTGCGAGTAAAAATGCTGTTGGTAATACTTCTCCTTTAGTATTAGGTACAGCAGTTAATATCAACAATATAGATGCTTATAACGGCACATTCTTAGGTGGAACTAATCTAGTAGATTGGGCTGCAAAATATGAAGGAACTTTAGGTAATTCTTTACAAGTTTCTTTTGCTGATTCTGCAACCTTTAAGGATAAAGTTCTAACAGGTACTGCTTATGCAGTTGCTCTTGCTGGTACTGCTTTAACTGCTACTGGTTCTGCTTTCCTAACTGAATTACATATTGGTGCTATCCTTAAGAATTCTTCTGGTGTTGTTGTTGGTACTGTAACTGCAATTGCAACTGATATTGCCGCTACTATTACTCCAGCTTCTGTTGCTCTCGCTAATGCAACTGGTTGTAAAGCTGATTGGGCATTTGCTAGTCAGTTTGATTCTATTCCTGGTACTTCATTATATGCTACTACTCAAAATGCAACTAACGATGAACTTCACGTTATTGTAATTGACCAAGATGGAGCATTTACTGGAACTGCTGGCACTGTTTTAGAAAAGTTTACTTCCGTATCTAAAGCACTAGGGGCTAGAAACTATGATGGCACTAATAACTATTACCGTGATGTAATTAATGCATCGTCACAATATGTTTACTGGATGCGCCATACAGTTAATGTTGCAGCTACAGGCACTATTTGGGGTACTGTTGCTGCTGGTGCAACCTTCAAATCTATGGTTGGTGCTATGCAAACATCATTGAATAATGGTGTTGATGATTTTGCTGATGCTTCAGGTTCATATGCTCAAGCTGCTTGGATATTATATGCTGACGATCGTTACGATATTAGTTTACTTCCGGTAGGTAAAGCAAATGCTACAACTGCAAACTATGTAATTCAAAACGTTTGTGAAGCTCGCAAAGACTGTGTTGCGTTTGTATCGCCTCAAGACGTTAGCACTGCTGCTATTATTACAGGTACAAATTCTACAGCTACTGGTCCATTAGTTCTATTCCGTAACGCCATTACTTCATCTTCTTTTGGGTTTATGGATACTGGCTACAAATATCAATATGATCGCTATAACGATGTATATCGTTGGGTTCCATTAAGCGGTGATATGGCAGGTCTTGCTGCAAGAACCGATCTTACTAATGATGCTTGGTGGTCACCAGCAGGTTTTACTCGCGGTCAAATTAAAAATGTTGTTAAATTAGCAGTTAATCCAACTAAAACTGATAGAGATACTTTATACTCAAGTGGCATTAACCCAGTTGTTGCATTTCCTGGTCAAGGTGTTGTTTTATATGGTGATAAAACTCTTCAAGCTAAACCATCCGCATTTGATCGTATCAACGTTCGTAGATTGTTTATTTATTTGGAAAAGGCTATTTCTACTGCATCTAAATATCAGTTGTTTGAATACAATGATGCGTTTACAAGAGCTCAGTTCAAAAATATCGTAGAGCCGTTTTTGCGTGGCGTTAAAGGTCGTAGAGGCGTTACTGACTTCAAAGTAGTGTGTGACGAATCAAACAATACTCCTCAAGTAATTGATAGCAACAATTTTGTTGGTGATATCTATATCAAACCTACTCGTTCTATCAATTATATACAGCTTTCTTTCATAGCAACCGCAACAGGTGTTGACTTCGTTGTTGTTGGTGGTTAAATGAAGATGGGCTAGTTAATTCTAGCCCATTTATTTTCATATAAATAATATAAACTAATAAACAAAGGAACCACAAAATGGCTAATATCGCGGATTTTACCTCGCAACTGATTGGTGGTGGCGCAAGAGCTAACCAATTCAGAGCATATCTTCACTTTCCTACATTTGTAGGTTTAGGTGCATTTGAAGGAGCAAGAGCTCAATTCTTATGTAAATCTGCATCTCTTCCAGGTTCTACTATTTCAGAAATAGAGATTCCGTATAGAGGTCGCCCAATTTATATTGCTGGGGAAAGAACTTTCCAACCTTGGACAATAACCGTATATAATGATACCACTTTTGGTTTGAGAAACGCATTTGAAACTTGGCAGTCGGGTATCCAAAGATATGCAGCAACTAATGGATTAGTTAATCCATCAGATTATCAAGTTGAGTTAGAAATTCATCAACTAGATAGAAATGGCGCAACTCTTAAAACATACAAGTTCTCTGATGCTTTCCCAATTTCAATCGGTCAAATCCAACTAGACTTCGGTCAAGGTAACGATATTGAAACGTTTGATGTTGAATTTCGATATAACTACTTTACCTCTAATAAAGGCACTGATACAGACGGAAGTTCTTTTGGTGTTAATTTGTCAATAGATACACCAATCGGAACTATTCCTTTTTCTTTTTAATAGGCTAAAGACATATAATGGAAATTTTTGGAATTAAATTAACCAAAAAGAAATCGAAACCAAATCAAGTGGCGAGTGTTGTTTCTCCACCACTTGATGATGGGGCTGCTTTAGTATCTGCCGCAAATTACTATGGTATATCTGTAGACCTTGATGGTAGTTTAAAAAACGAAAATCTTCTCATACAAAAGTATAGGGAAACTTGTAACTATCCTGATTGTGATTCTGCTGTTGAAGATATCATTAATGAGTCTATTGTTAATGACGGCAATAACCCTATCGTTAAGATTAGTTTAGCCGGTTCTAAAATATCTGAATCTATTAAGACTAAAATAAGCGATGAGTTTAACGAGGTTCTAAAATTATTAAAGTTTTCTGATAGAGCGCATGACATATTCAGAACTTGGTATGTTGATGGAAAACTTTATTACAATATCTTAATAGACGATAAAGATGTTAAAAATGGCATTACCGAATTAAGGTATATTGATCCTCTAAAAATTAGAAAGATTAGAACAGTTAAAACAGAAAGAACACCAACAGGTGTTGATGTTAATACTAACGTTGAAGAATATTATTTGTTTAATGATAAAGGTTTAACAACTACTGCCACTCAAGGTGTGAGGTTGAGTTCAGATTCTGTTGCTTATTGTGGATCTGGTCTAATAGACCCTAACACTGGTGTGGGGTTAAGTTATCTAAACAAGGCTATTAAACCGACTAATCAACTAAAAATGATTGAGGATGCTCTAGTAATATACCGTGTTTCAAGAGCACCTGAAAGACGAATTTTCTATATCGATGTTGGTAATTTACCTAAAGTAAAAGCAGAGCAGTATGTTCAAGATATTATGAACAAGTTTAGAAATAAACTGGTTTATGATGCTAATACTGGCGAGATAAAGGACGATAAAAAACATCTTTCTATGATGGAAGATTTCTGGATGCCAAGAAGAGAAGGCGGCAAAGGAACAGAAATAACCACATTAGACGGAGCTCAGAACTTAGGACAGATTGAAGATATTAACTATTTTCAAAATAAACTATTTCAAGCTTTGAATGTACCATTATCGAGGCTGAAACCTGATATGGCTTTTTCAATAGGAGCATCAGCTACTATTACAAGAGACGAAGTTAAGTTTGCAAAGTTTATATCAAGATTGCGTAGCAAATTCTCTCATCTGTTTTCTCAGGTACTTAGGGTTCAGTTAATCCTAAAGGGTGTAATTAGGGAAGATGAGTGGGATGATTTATTACCAGAAATTAAATATATTTTTGCTGTCGATAACCATTATGCCGAACTTAAAGAAACTGAGATTATTCAGAATCGTATCGCCACTTTGAACTCTATTGATATGTTCGTAGGTAAGTATTATAGCATAGAGTGGGTAAGAAAAAACGTGTTGATGCAGACTGATGAAGAAATCAAGGACATTAATAAACAAATAAAAGCGGAGCCAGAACCTGCTCCAGAACAAAACCCTCAATAGGAATTAAGATGACAGATTTTACATTAAATTTAGTTGATGCAATCATTTCAGGTAGAGCTACTGATATTGAATCTGCATTTCAAGAAGCTATTAAAGATAAGATTTCAATAGCAATGGAAGACAAAAGAAATTATATGGCTCAATCTATGTTCAAAGAAAGTGCCGATGCTTATGAGCTTCATGACCCAAAACACCCTCACTTTGTTAAGAATCATACTAAGTGGAAAAAGTCTAATCCAAATGGAACGACTTCAGAATTTATTAGCCACATGAAAACTAAAAGATTTAATGTGGATGAAGAACTAACATTAGAAGATTACTCTTTAGAAGAAATCGAAGACTTTATGATGTCTGAAGAATTTGAACAACTAGATGAATTGTCAAAAGCAACTCTTGGTTCTTATGTTAAGAAAGCAGGTTCTTACAATATAAACAAAAGTCTGTCTGCCGGAGATAATTTAGCTTCTGGTCGTAGAGAAAAAGCTATTGATATGAGGGATGATATATCCAAAAGAGAAAAAGGTATTGGCAAAGCAGTCGACAGACTAACAAAATGAAAACAATAGAAACTTCTATTATGGAGCATTATCAACTTGATTATGTTCCTTCTATTCTCGTAGAGCAGTATTCTGCTCTTATTAAATCAGATAGATTTAGTATAGACCCCGTGGTTATTGACCTTAGACCTAATCCATCTTCCTTGCATAATAAGATAAACTATATGCTGGAAGACGAATCTATCGTTTCTATAAATACCCATACAAGAAATAAATTACAAGATTTATTTTTTAATAAATATAATGTAATAGAGTATATGAATGAATCTAAAGAAAACTTCTTTAACATCATTCAACTAATAATATAAGGAAGTTATATGGCAGCTGCAATAAAAACTATTTTAAAACTAACAAACACAGAAGCGGTTATTAAGATTTCTGGTGGTGCAGGCGATACCTCTACCATCACTCTTAATACTGATCTTCTCAATACAGGGAAGGAGGTGTTAAGTGGCGTTGCTCCTAAAGTGAATGTTACATCTCTAATGGTTTCGGGCGCTATTACTGGAGTTGGTTCTATAGATAGAGCAGGAGTTAGAATTATGTCTTTAACTGCTCAGTCTGGGTTTGTTTTAGATTTTACGGGCGGACAAACAGGATTTGTAGCCGACAGTCAACAAAACACAGCAGATCTATTGGTCACTTTGTCTGGAGGAGAAACACAGGCATATATCTATCTCAAGAAAGTTGCTGGTTATACTAGCTCTGATTACCTAACTGCTGCTAGTTCATAGAGGAAATTAATATGAAACTAATTACAGAACAAATAATGGATGTGGAATACATCACTGAAGCTGTTGAAGGCAAGAAGTCTCACTATATCAGTGGTGTCTTTATGCAAGCAGAGAAAGCAAATCGTAACGGTAGAATCTACCCTAAAGGTGTGCTTGAAGCTGAACTAAACAAATACCAAACTGCTATTAATGAAAAAAGAGCATTGGGCGAATTAGGTCATCCTGAATCACCTTCTCTGAACCTAGATAAAGTATCCCATCTTATTACTGCCTTGAGATTTGAAGGTAATGATATTGTTGGAAAAGCAAAGATACTTGATACTCCTATGGGTAACATCGCAAGAAACTTTCTAGAAGAAGGCGTGAAACTTGGCGTATCTTCAAGAGGAATGGGTTCTGTATTACAAAGAGGTTCTGTAAATGAAGTTCAAAAGGACTTTAGACTTGCAACCGTTGATATCGTCCATGAGCCATCTGGCATCGATTGCTGGGTAAACGGTATTATGGAAGGTGCAGACTGGGTTTTTAATGCCTCTTCTAACTCTTGGGTATTAGCAGAACAGATTCAACAAGAATTACGAAACAAGAATGTAAAGGCGATAACTGAATCACAATTAGGTTATTTTAAGCACTTTTTGACTAATCTAAAATAACTTATAAATAATACTAATAAAAATTAACGGAGCAAAAAATATGTCAATCGAAAGTAAAATCGCAGAGCTTCTTGAAGAATCTGCCAAACTGAAATTAATGGATGAAGAAATTGAGACTGAAGAAGAAGTGGTTGCTGAAGAACTGGTTGCTGAAGAAGAATTAGATGAAGAGCAACTAGATGAATTATCTGTAGGTACGATTGATTCGTATAAAACTAAAGCATACAGAAAAGATTATAAAACTAAAGCGTCAGGCGAAATTGATGCAGCTCATGCCGAAAAAAGAAAAAAAGGAGCTGAAATTGCTTGGAATAAAACAATGC